ACCCTGCTACTCACCCTGCTGCTGGCGAAACCGCCGGCTATCAACCCCGCCAACCCGCACCCGAAGCCCGCCTGCAACCTCGCCTGCCAGCGCTACGTGTACCAGGGCTGGCGGCCTGATCCTGACAATCGGGGTAGGCAGCATCGGTGAGACCACACAGCCAAATATTCCCCAACGAAGGCGAGCGGTTGATCTATGCAGCTGACCGGCCGTAAACCAGCCCTCACGCCAGAGCAGCGCGCGTACTGCCACGCGATGCGTTTACGACGCCAGGATGGGCTGGTCGCGCCCACAACCGATGAGCTCGCCGCGCGGTTCAAAGTATCGCCTGCGACGATCAGGAATTCCGCCCGCAACCTGCATGCGAAGCACCACGAGTTCATTCGCCGCCTGGTGCGACTGAGCCAGCGGTTGCGTGAGCCAGTTCGATGAACACCACGTCCAGGGCAATTCGATTATTTCAGCGCGCGTGGCGCCCATGGCGTGAGTTGAGGGCGATTCACATGCACCCCATTACCGCGAAGAAAGTTGATTTCGAGAACAAGGATTTGCACCACATCCTGCTGCCTAACGGGCAAGGCATGGTTCCGCGAGGATCTCAGCCGGAAGCGGATCAAATCCATTTCCTAAATGGCCTTCCTCTCGTGCGCGATCCGCGAATGCCAATCGGCATGATCTGCATCCTGCACGACCGCTAAAAACTCACGCTATGCGCGCGCCTATCGGTGGGCGTAGTCTGATAGACGCAACCTATCGAGGTGTGGCGATGCGAGAACCCGAAAGCGTGAGCCTGAACGACGCGGTGCTACGCGAGGTCACCGATTTTGGCCTGGGGAAGCTCGCGACCGTGAGCACGAACATAGGCGGCAATCGCTGGCTCGTGCTGTCGGAGCCAATCACGCACGCCGACTTTGAGCGCGTGGAGTGGTCGCGAATGATTGGCGAGATGTTTGCAGGCGGCAACGTGGTGGAGGCGCAGTAAATGGCTCAGTGGAACTCGAGCGTTAACGGGACTTTCAACATTGGGCGCAACAAGGCCAAGCGAATCGCGCGAGCGGAGGCGGCAACGCGCCGGGCCGCAGGCCTTCGCACTGTGAATCAGGAACGCCAAGCGGCAATTCGGCTTGAACGCATTGGGGGCGCGAAATGAGCATGATGGGATTCGCACCAGGGCAGCAGACAATGGCGGCTAAGCAGCCGATTGTGCCGCACAGCAGCGTGAAGTCGCCGCCTAGCTTCCCCAGCAAGAGCATTCCGACAACGCCCTCGGGGCCATCTACCCAAATCGCCAATCCCGTGCACGCGCAGATCGCAAGCGCACTGGGTGGCGCGAGCCCGCAGATGCCGATGCAGCGCCAGATCGGCATGTTCCGCGGCGCTCGAGGGCTGGCGGTCTAACGTGCCCGATCAGTGGGGTAATCCGACTGAAGCGGAGCGGCGCGGCCAGGTGTACCAGCCGACGAGCGGCTACACGGGCGCCTTCACGCCGCGCGATCCGAACATCGCCACGCGCGATATCTACGACGGCACGACGCTGCTCTCGCACGACGAGCGCGCGATGCCAGAGCGCGGCGGGGCGAAGAATGCACCCGCGTTTCAGGGTTCGGCGTTCATGGACGATCCGGCCAATCAGCGCGCCGATGTGCGCAATGTCACCCAGGCGACGAACAAGGACACGCTCGGCAAGGGCCACTACGGCGCCCGAGGCTGGGCGAAGAAGCACCCACTGGGCGTGATCGGCGCGTTCATCGCAGCCGCCGCAGGTGGGGCGAGCGCGATGGGATGGAGCCCGGGAGCCGCGGGCGGTGGCGGTGCGGGTGCTACCGGCTGGGGAGGCGAGGGCACGGGCGGATTCAACGGCGCCTCTGACTTCGGCCCCGGCATGCAGGTCGGCGGCGGCAACGCAGGAAATCTTGCGAACGCGGGCGGAATCAGCGGAGGAGCGGGGATCGGCGGCGGCAGTGGTGGCTCGATGGCCAGCCAGAAAATGCCCCAGATGCCTGGCCAGCAAAAAGAGCAGCCGAAGAACACCTGGCTCGCCGATGAGCTCGAGCGCCAGGCGAAGGAAAAGGAACTGAAAAAGCAGATCGCCGATGAACTCGGCCCGAGGTACGTCTGATGGCCGTGCGCTTGAACAGAATGCATCAGGAGTCGGTGCGAGCGCGCATCCAGGCCTCGAAGCTGCTCGATCGGCTGCACGCAGATGCGATGGGCGATATCGCCCTCACCGAAGGCCAGCGCGCATCCGCGATCTACCTACTGACCCAAGCGATCGGCAAGCCGCATCAGTCCATGGCGATTGAGCACACACACAACCATGTCAGCGAACTTACCGATGAGCAGCTCGGAGATATCGCCACAAGAGGCGGCACAGGAACTGCTACGAAGGCGCCAAGGCCGCTCAACTCTTGAGGCGTTCACGAGCTACACGACGCCACGATGGATCTGCGGCAGGCCGCACAAGACGATCTGCGGGCACTTGGACCGAATCGAACGAGGAGAGATTGACCGACTGATGCTTCTGCTCCCGCCGCAACACGGCAAGAGCACGATTACGAGTAAACGTTACCCCGCCTTCACCCTTGCGAATAATCCACTTCACGATGTCATTTCCGCCTCCGCCACACATGAGCTTGCCGAGGACTTCGGGCGCGAGGTCCGAAACTGCATTCAGTCCCAAGAATTCAAGATGCTCTTCCCGCATCTGCGCCTTGCGGAAGACAGCCAGGCGAAGGGCAAGTGGAATACCTCAGTCGGCGGGTCTTACTACTCCACCGGTATCGGTGGCACGTTGTTCGGCCGTGGTGCGACACGAGCGATCATCGATGACCCGTTCGCAAGCTGGGAGGACGCGCAAAGCGAGCTGCAGCGCCAGAAGGTGTGGGACTGGTACACCGGCACGCTGTACAACCGCATTCGCCCCAAGGGGGCGATTATCTTGATCCAGCATCGCATGCACGAGGCGGATTTAGCCGGCCGGCTCATCGAGCAGATGCGCGCAGGCAAGGACCAGTGGGAGATCATCAATCTTCCGGCGATTGGCGACTACGGAGCGTTGTGGCCTGAGCGATACGACGTCGATTCGCTCGAGCGCATTCGCGTGAACACGAGTCCACTCAAGTGGTCGAGCCTGTATCAGCAGAACCCGATGCCCGACGAGGGCACGTTCTTCAAGCGCGAGTGGTTTGAGCTGTTCGACCCGAAAAAGGCCCCGCGCTCGCATAAGTACATGTCAGGGGATTTCGCCGTCACCCACGAAGGTGGAGATTTCACCGAGATCGCAACCCACGGCTATTCGAACGATGTGCTGTACCTTGGCCTTTCTGGCTACTACGGTCAGGCGAGCGCCGATGTGTGGATCGAGCAGCTCATCGACCAGATCGCAGAGCATGAACCGTTCGCGTTCTTTGGTGAATCGGGCCCTATCCGCCGCGCCATCGAGCCGTTTTTGATCAAGCGCATGCGTGAGCGGGTGAAGTACACAAGTCTTGAGTGGCTAGTGCGTGGGCACGACAAGCCCACGATGGCGAGGCCGCTTCAGGCCATGGCATCGATGGGCAAAGTGAAGATCGCCGACACCGCGTACGGCAATCGCTTGCTCGCGCAGTTGATCCAGTTCCCCGGCTCTCAGACCGATGACGGCGTCGATATGGCAGCTCTCATGGGCATGGCTATTCACCAGGCGCACCCGGCGATCGTGGTGCCGAAGAAACCCGTAGAGCCGCCGCGCGGCGCGCTGACGATCAAAGAAATGGCCGACCGATACGAGAATCGCCAGAGCGAAGTGAGGCGCATATGAGCATCGCCCCCGGCATGAGCTTCACCGCCGATCGCATCAACGTGACGGCGGGAGCGGCTACTGCGCCCAACAACATCAGCAATGGCGTGGGGTTCATGAGCAACGGAAATCTAGCCATCGATACCGATGCGCCTGCGGGCAATCGATACGACGCGGGCTTTCGGCTTTCGGCCCTGGGCGCGATTTACGGCACCACAACGCCAAACGCCGATGACGTATTGCTAGGTGGATTGCGCATCACTCAGGTGGGAGCTGTGGTGTACGAAGCGGCTGCGATGACAATCGTGGTCAACGGCAACCCCATCACGGCCAATGGCCGATTGGCGACGACGTGAGCGTACCTCCCGAAGCCGTGTCACTGCTCGAGTCCGCGCCGCAGCCGACGACTGAAGAGATCGAGTCGCGCCGCAAGGATGGCGAGCTGGCGACGAAGTGGCTGAAAGCCATTTCCCGCCGACGCCAGAAAGAATCCCGCTGGCGTGAGAAAGCGAAAAAGGTGATTGATCGCTACCGGGACGACCGGGACACGATCGATGAGCACACCACCAAATTCAACATGCTGTGGGCAAACACCGAGG